ATTGACCGAAGACGCGCGCACCGTCATCGTCCACCGCTTCCCGCTCGCATCGGCCACCGAGACTTCGCACTCTTGACCCTCGGTCATTGGTCGTTCGCCGGATCGTTCCCCAACTCCATCAGCTCAGCGCACGCCACAAACCCGTCGTCCCGCGTCCGCTGAATCATCGCGGCCACCACGCCGCGCGCGATCTTCTCCGATGGTCCCTTCATCTCCGGATGCCGCAGCGCCAACTGAAGACTAGCCACAAGGCCGACGGCCGCCGACAGACTGATTAGCAGCGGCAGCTCGTAACCGCCGCGCTTCGCGAGCTCGTATTCCCGCTTGCAGGCCTCCATCAGCGCGACGGCTTCCATCACACCACCGGCTTACCCAACTCGTTAAAAGCCCGATTCAGCAGCGTGGCGCGCACCACACTCTCCTTTTGCTCTCGCGCAATAGCAGCCGCCAGGTTGTCCCTCACGGAGAGTATCAGCTCATCGCTCGGTCCTTCCCGATCAGCCAGCATGGGACTCGCACAGGTGCCAGCTCGCAACCGCTGCCATCACAAGTCTTTCGTCTTCGAAGTTCACTACCGGCCATATCTGTCGTTCCGCCACCATCGTTCACCACCGATCCTTCTGCTTTTCGAACAAATCCTCCCGCGCGGGATTCGACACCTCGGCATAGATCATCGTGTTCTGGATGTTCCGATGCCCGAGCTGGTCCTGGACCAGCGTGATGTCCCGCGTGTCGCTGAGCAGGTGCGTCCCCCGCGAATGCTTGAACGCGTGCGCATGGCACTTCTCTGCCGGCAACCCCGCCGCGGCGCCGTACTGTTTCACCAGGCGATCCAACTGCCGCCGCGATATCGGCCGATGATTCCGCGATCGAAAAATCGCGCCCGGCGCGCGCCCGCGCTCCCGGATCCACGCGCGCAGGAATTGGCCCTCTTGCCGATGCAATCGAAATTCACCAGCTTTCGAATGCTTCAGCCGGCGCACGAACAGCCGCCCCTCACGCTCGTGATAGTCTTCCATCCGCAGCATGCCGACCTCGGAAGCCCGCAGCGCTTTCAGGTACATGACCCGAAACATCGCTTTGTCCCGATTTCCCTTTAAAACCGCGAAAAAACGCCTGATTTCGTCCGCCGAGAAGTAATCCCGCTTGAACGGCTCAGAATAACTATTTCGGGCCGCTCGCTTCGTTTTCGGCTGTTTTTTCGGCCTTTTTTTGAACATCCGGGTTTCCAGCCCTCACTGTAATGGGCCGCTCGCGACCCAGTATACTACTGCGCCCCGCGCCGAAAACCCGACCGCACCGCGTACCGCATCGTCGAAGCGAGCTCTTCCGCGAATATCGGAAACTCCCTGGTCAACTCCGGCCGTTGCGGATTCAATCGCGAATCGTCCCGCAGTCGCTGCACCGTCGCCCGATGCCGGCACTTCCGGCAACTCCCGCACAGACACATGCCCTTGCGAAGCTTGGCGTGCGCCGCAGCGTGTTGCCTGGCCAGCGGATCAATTCGGCCGAGCGCTTCCACTCAGCCCCCTAGCGCACTCTTCGCAGATGCCATATTCGAACACGTCGTCCGCGCTCGCTCCCAGGCGATCCACGATCAGGTGCTTCCCGCACGCCGGCTCATCGCACAGCGCGCACAACCGGTCCGCCGGCTCTCCGCAGGTCTTGCAGAACATCGTGGTCACACCAGGCGAACCAACAGCGAAGGCAGCAGCAGCAGCTCCTCCGAGTCTTCTTCTGCTGCTGCTTTGTGTTTTTACACTACTGGAGTATATAGAAACTTCCACTGCGCCCGCGCGCGCGGTCCTTATTAAGGCGCCCAAACCGGTTTGGTTTTCCCGGCAAAACCGGTTTGGCAAAACCGGTTTGCAAACCGGTTTGGAGGAAGCGGTCCGCCTGGCGCCAAGCGGACCCCCCGACCTAGTTAACCGGTGGCCACACAACGACTGGTTCGCCCATGGTTGTATCCTCGCTTTCTGATCCCGCAGGACCCCTAAAAGTGAGCGCCGCTTCACCGCAACACCGCCGCCAATATCACCACTCCGATCGCCAGGCCGATCGCCAGCCCGATCGCCACCTCGCGCCCATACGTCCGCGTCCGGACATCCCGCGGATCCGCCCCGAACAGCACCAGCAGAAACGCCCGCCGGTCCTCCGCGTCCCGATCCTCCCAGTGCTGACTCATTTCGGTTTCCTCCGGAACATCACCATCACCACGTCCCATAAGCCCTTCCCCAGCTCCGCCGCGATTCTGAACAACCTCAAAATCAGCACTGGCCCCCTCTCATCTGCGCCAGAAAAATCGCCGCCGTCAGCACGTCGGCCGAGCTGAACGTCAGCTCCCTTCCTATCGAGTGCGCGTACTTCTCCGTATCAGCCACCGCGGAAACCGCTGCCTTCAGATACGCCCGCATCGAGTTGTCCGCCGAAGCCACTACCTGGCGCGATCGCACGTCGGCCGAGCTCTCTTCCGGCTTCGCCGGAAACTCGAGTGGCGCAGGCCTCCGCACCACTGGCACAGCCTCCGCCACGGCTTCTTTGCTGCCCACCGCCCACTGCGCGTCTTTGCCCTTCCCGACTTTGCAGATCGTGAACGACTGCCCCTTTGGCACGCCCAGCGCATCCACCCGCGCCGCCACCGCCAGGTCCAGATACATCCGGCGCCCGTCGGTCAGCGTGTACATCATCTGCGGCAGGTTCGTCTTCGTCGACGTCACCTGAAACCCGCCGGCATACTTCAAAGCCACGTCCACCGGCACGTTCGGCTCAAATCTCAAAGTTGAACTGGATTCCATATCTGCCTTCCCTTACCCTCTATGCGTCCGCACGCATAAGAGGCGATCCTAGTAGATCATGCGTCCGCACGCATAACAACTAGGAAATTCCCGACCGGCATAGTCATGCGTCCGCACGCTACACTCTTAGGAGTTCATGGCGAAAAAGAAGGCCGCGAAGAAAAATCGAACCGCCCAGGCCCTCGCCGCCATGCGTTGGTCATCAGCGACGCAGGACGACAAAACGGACGCCGCCCGCAACCGCGCCCTAGGTCGCTGGGCCCGTTGGCGGAAGACCAACAAGAAGCCCCCGAAGCCTGGCGACGAGAAATTCACCGGATGACGCCGCGCAATGAAACGCCGCCTTGCCATGTCTGCGACGACTCCGGCTGGGTTTGCGAAAACCACCCCGACAGACCTTGGAACGGCAATAGCTCGCGCGCCGACGCATGCGGATGCGGAGCGGGCGCGCCGTGTCCTGCTTGCAACCCCTCTGATCGAGACCATAAGCCGCGACTCTAATAGCGCATCGCAAAAGCTGAGAAGTTTTCCCTGCCCGCCGCACTAATTCGGCATGAAACTGAAGCGCTGCCGCACGCTTACAGGCTGGGCCGGAGTAATCATCGGACGCCCGATCGCTCATGCCGCTGGCTGGTGCACTACGATTCTCATCGGCACCTGCTGGATCTGGACCGCCGTGATCGTATACGCATCGAATGGGGTGTGGCAGGCCCTCGCATCCGCCGGCTCGCCAATCGTGGCCCAGTGCGAAGTCATCTGGGCGCTGCATCGCGACTACGGCGTCTGGATCACGAACTATTCCCTTGCTCTCGCGGGAATCCCCGTCGTGTACCTGATCTCCGTGGCCGGAGCCCTGCTTGCCCTTCGCGGCGAAAACGCGGAACTGTTAGCCGCCTACCAAGACGAATTTGAAGAAAAATGGCGCGAGCAGGAAATGGAACAGCGCAAATCAGCCTCTGCCTAACCCCGTGATCGACGCCCTGATCCTCATCTTCTACTACGCCGTCGCCCTGGCCTTCATGTACTGGGTTCGCCGCGGCCGCAAACTCTGACGCACCGCCGGCACACCAGGCAGCACGTCGGATTTCTCAGCCAGCACCAGCACAGCCACGAATCGAGCGCTTCCCCGCGCACCGCCCGCCGCAAGTAATACACCGCCGCGCGCCGCGTCGCCCGAATGTCCGGCCACCGCCCCAGAATCGAGATCCCGATCGTCCCGCGATCCACCATCCAGCACAGGACATCGGCCGCCTTCCCGACGCTCAACCCCGCCAGCTTCGCGATCCTCGCCGCCGTCTGCGGCTCATAGGTCAACACCGCCTTGCAAAGCTCCGGCTCCCCGAACTTCCACCGCGTCGCTCGCACTTCAGTTCACCGCCCTCCGGATCTCTTCGAGCACCCAGCCCTTCATCACGTCCCGCTCGGTCAGAATCGCATTCTTGATCTGCAAAATCGCGATATACATCCCAACCGCCGCGGCCGTGCTTACGACTGAAAGCACCAGCGTCCCCACCCTCAGATACGATTCCGTCATTGCCCCGCCTTCTTCCGGTGTTTCACTTCGTGCGCCTGCCCCGTCCGGATCTGATCCATGAGCGAGTTCTCCGGCTTCGTCGATTCCTTCTTCTCCCCGACGTGCTGCGGAGGCGTCCCGATCATCGACAGCGCCCGCTCAGACCACGAGTACTTCTCCGCTTCGTCCCCGAGCATCGTGTGTTGCAGACTCTTCGCTGCGATTGGAATAGGCGACACGTCCGACACCAACTGCCCCGCACTGCGCACCGTGTTCGCCACCGGGCTCAATCCCGCCGGCGCGATCTCCCGCCCGAAGTCGTTTCGGCCCGTGAACTGATGCACCGCGGCCTTCGTGAACGGAGCCGCCTTGCTGCCGGCAAAGGTCGCCGCACCTTGGATCAGCCCGTGCTCTTCCATCAACTGGGCCGCGTGCACCAGGTCGCCGGCGGCGCCGCGAAAGGCCATGTTGATATACACGTCCTTCCCGTCTTTGTCCTTGCCCCCATAGACCAGGAACGGCTTCTTGCTGTATTGGTGCGACCACAGCAGGCTCATCATCTGCGTCGCGATCAGGCCCCCCACAATCGACTTCACCCAGAAGGCCCTCGACAGCCGCGCCTGCACCGATTCCTTCGTCGTGGCGCCCGCCAGCTTGTCGCGCAACGGCAGCTCCTTCGCAGCCAGCTTCGCGTCCCCCGCATATTTCGCCAGCGCCACATTCGACCCCGACCAGTCCGGAGCCAGCAGCAGCATCCGCGCTGTTTCAACCGCGGCTTTCCCGATGCCCATGTTTTCCCAGTGCAGCCCGCCGAAAACTCCGTTCAGGTAGCTCGCAATTCCCTGCCGCGCCAAACTCCTCTGCTCTGGCGTCCCGTGGGGATTCTGCTGATCCCACGCCATCGAGTGCAGCATATAGCCGCCGATCTTATATCGCCGCTGGATGTTGTCGAATGTGAATTTCGTGATGGCGCGCGCCGCCTCCAGCACGTGCTTCGATCCGGGAATGAACGCCCGCACAATCTCCCCGCGCGTCGGAATCGACCCCGGCTTCAAGTTCCGGTAGGCGTCCATCGTCCGCCCCGTGATCGAGGTGTTCAGCCCGTGAATCGCGCCATCCCGCTCCCACTTCAGCGACTCCGGGGACTCCAGCGGCCGCTGCAACGATTTGTACATCGCCCCCGGCCCCATGCCCGCCAGGCCGACGATATTCTCCGTCAGCAGGTGGAATCCCGACAGTCCGAGAATCGCCTCTTTCAGGCCGCGCTGCGCGCCGCGGATCGCGTTGAACGCCGTCCCTGAGACTTCCGGGTCCGTCACCGGCTTCAGCGCCTTCTGAATGAATGGAGGCACGTACAGCCTCTGCATCCCGCCACCGCCGATACGCGTGAATTCGTCGCTATGCCCCGCCAGCGGAACCCAATCTTTGGGCGCGGTTTGTTCGGTTCCCCAGTGCCCCATGCCGTTAGCGGCCAGGTGTTTTTCGAACAGATGCGTGGCCCGGGCCCGCGCGAAGTTCGCACCGTGAATCGCGAACGCGTCCGCCGGGTCCATCGTCTTCGGAACCTTGCCGTCCATCACGGCGTGCAGCATCGTCGGATACTCATCGAACCGTTTCGCCGCGAACTGAAAATGCTTGCCGATGTTCCCCGTCAGGTTGATGCGGTCCTGCGGCGCCGCCGGCGCGACCTCTTCGCCAGTCCCTCCCAGCACACCAGGCTCGTGATAAATGTGCGGCAAGTATTCATCGGACTTCCACCGCGACCCCAGAAAACCGCCGGCCTGCCCTTCTTGCAGCGTTTTCTCGGCGATGTTTGTGTACACCCGATTCGCCTTCTCCATCTTCGGCGTCGGGTTCAAAGCCAACTTCATCGCCGGCCGCAATTGCTCAATGCGTTTCAGCGCCGCCGGCGGAGCCATCGCGAGCGACGGATGCGTTCCGTCGTAAATCTGTTGGAGCTCGCCTGGCCGATGCTCGAACTCGCGCATGATGCCGACCGCTTCCCGCGTCTTCACGTCCGGAGTAAATAGTTTTTCGCTCCGGTCGATCGCCTGGTTGACGCGAGTCTGCCACCAGTCGCGCTCTCCCGTGTACCATTGACGATTGGCTTCCCCCGACTGCCTCTCCGCCGGCGTCCCGGCAGTGGCTTTCATCGCCGCCTGCGCCGCCTGTCGTTTCGCGAGCAGAGCCTTCCCCTCGTCGATCGAGTCCCGGAAAAACGGTTCAAACGCCCCGAGCCCGGATCCGAGAGTGGTGCCCGTGTCGACTGGCTTCGAAGGGGTGATCTCGCCCTTCTCTTCCGGAGCAATCGGTCCACGCCCCAGCACTTCGCGCGGTTTCGAACCTGATGCCGGCCCCACAATACCCTCCGCTTCCATCCGATCGAGAATGCGCGTTGCTGCGCCGTATCCGACGCGAAGGTGTCGCTGCAACGTGGAGGTTGAGGCCTTCCCCGCTTCTCTCACGATGCGGACCGCCTCGCTGTACTCGGGGTCTTGGCTGGCTGCTGGCTGCTGGCTACGCGCCGTTTGCGTCCATTCCGGACTGGCTACTTCTTCGGGTAACCCAGCCCGCCCGTCTTCCCTGGCTGCTGGCTGCTGGCTGGTGACTTCTGTGGCGGAGCCACCGAGTTCCCCTCCGCCAGTTGCACCTGCCCCGCCCCCGCCATTTCCTTTAGGTCGCTGAGGAGCTTCTTGGCCCGTGCCGGCGAGGCGGTTTGCTTGCCCGAGGAGCTCATGCCTGATTGTGGCGTACGCTTGCTGCTTGGCGGCATCAGATTTTTCCCCCTTTGCGATCGACGACGCAGCGACGTCGAGGGCGTCGTTCACCGGCCCCGTCGTGGTCGACAGCTTATCGTACAACGCCCGCGCCTGGTTGGTCCGCTCCGCGATCGCCGCATTATCCCCGGCCTTGATCACGTTCCCGGCCGTCCCCAGCTTCGCCGCCGCGCCCTCGTTGCCGACCGCCTGAAACAGTTTGCTCTCTTTCCCCAGCTGGCTGCGCACGAAATCCGAAACCTCGGCCTTCTCCGGCAACACGCTCCGCGTCATCTCCTGCGACCCGAACAGCGAATCCTGCGTCTCTGTCGTCTTCGGCGCCGCATTGGTCAGCCGGATCATCTCGCCGATCTGGTCGTTGGTGAGTCGCTTCCCGCTCTGCTCCCGTTTGTCGAGCATGTCCGCCAGCGCCCCCTGGTCCTCGTGACTGTCGAGCCCCGCCCCGATCACCGCGGCCCGCTCCACTGGCAAATCTCCCGACACCACCTTGTTGAACAATTCCGGGTTCAGCTTCGCCAGCGCCAGCCCCTGCTGAGCCTTCTGTCCCTTCAGCGACACGCCCTCTTTTTGCAGTGCGTCCTCGTCGAGCCCGCTATCCCGAAACACCTTCGCCGCGTCGACCGCATCCCCGCGCCCCTCCGCGATGTTAATCAGCGCACCCTTCGTCCGAGCCTCGGGCGCATCATCCGCCGCCAGGTACCGCGCCGTCACCTCCGGAGCCCCCGTCCGGTCCGCCAGCGCCAGCCGGTTGTGGCCGTTGACGACGTACGTCTGCCCGTCGGCCGGATCTTTCCACACACTCAGCAGCCCCGACTTCTCTGGATCGAACTTCGTTACCGAGCGCAGTTCCTCGCCAGCTCCGCCCTGTCCCACGTTCGCCTTGAACTGAAACCGCCCCGGATCCACCTTGATCGACTTCGTCGGCAACTGCACCACGCTGCCAGGTTCACCAGGAGCGGGTTCCGAACTTGCAGCATTCGGCTGCAACTTCTCCGCCGCGTATCGATCGAAAATGTCCCCTTGGCCGGAGCTGCCCCCGGTTTCGGTCGCGGTTTTCTGTGCCTCTGCGTACTTGTCGAAAATGTCCGGACCCTCGCGCGTGAAACTCGCCTCCACCGGCTCCTTCCCCGCCCCGAGCCCTCCATTTTCCGGAGGCGTCTGCTCCGGAGGGATAACCTCCCCCTCCAGCGGCTTGCCGAACCTGGCCCCAGGCTGAAACGGTTCCATGGCCCGCTTCCCGGCCGTCACCAAGTCCTTCACCGTCCAGCCGGCCGCCGCGAAACCCGCTAGGTCGCCCGCGAGTCGCGCGTATTCCTCTGGCACTCCCTCCGACTTCAGCGCCGCCTGCGTCCCCCTCTGCCCCAGCAGGCCTGTGACCACCGCCCTCGCCGCCGCAATAGGAGCCTTAACTACGCCGGTCGCCATTGCCGGCGTAGCCGCCTCCATACCCCCTTCGAACATCTGAGCTGCGCCGCCGGCTCTTCCCGGCCAATCCGGAGCATTCGCAATCTGCCGAGCCCCCTGGACCACCTGTGCGCCTCCGCGAAACGAGGGTCCGAAGTCCTGTGGGTCTGGGTGCTGTTCCGCTTGGGCTTCGAACTTCGCCTCCTGCTCCGGAGTCCATCCCTCCGGCTGGAAATTCGGAGCAGCCCTCCCGAGCTGCCAGGGAAGCGTCGGCTGCATCGGAGGCATCAGCCGATTCACCAGCGCACTCGCCGTTTGCCGGGCATTCTCCGTCGCCGTCGCGACAGCGTCCGACGCTGTCGGCAGTAATGTCGAGAGTTCCGGTTTTCCCTGCTGCTCCGCGTACTGGTCGAAGATGTCCCCCTTCGGCGGAGGAGCCGTTTGCTGGGCCGCGTACTGGTCGAAAATATCGGGCATTAGAACACGAAGCCATCGGCCGCGGCGGCCTTCCGGGCCGCGACTTTATCTCCGCCCGCCTTCTTCATGTACTCCCCGACCTTCGACATATCGGTGAGCTGCTTCGGACCAGCAGCACCCGCCGCAGCAGGAGCCGCCGCGCCTGCCCGCCCGGGCGATGCGGCAGTTCCGCCCTGCTCCCCACCATCGAGACTGGCCCGATACCGGTCGGCCCAATCGTTATGCCCCACATCCGCGCCGTACAGGTCGCTGCGACCCTGCTCGTACTGCTTCTGGATTTGCACCTGCCGGTCGGCGTGGTCGATTTCCGCCTGCTTCAGCGCCCCCTGAAGATCAAAATTCTTGTCCGCCGCCCTCGACTTCAACACCGCCGCACGATCCTTGCCTCTCTGCACTTCAGACTTGGCCAGCTCCGCCGCTTTCGTGTCGTCGTTTATCTGCAGCTGACGCCCCGTCGGAGGCTTCGCCGGCTTCTCACCCGATCCGCCACCCTCACCTCTTGCCGCCCGCGACGCCTCCGCCGCCACCGTGCCCCGGCTCTTGTACTCGTCCATCGGCATCCGCGTCCCCGCCGGCAACCCCATCAGTTTCGAATCCGTCGGCGACAGCGTCACCATCGACGGCGGTGGATCCGGCTTCCACTGTTTTTCCGGCGGCGCCACAATATTGTGCAGATCCGCCAAGGCCTTTACATGCTCGGGGAGAATCTTCTGGCCGCGCGGAATCTGCAAGGTGTCCGCCACGGCGTCCGGAACCATGATCCCCTCCCGGTTCAATTGAGCCCCATGCTTGGCCGCGTCGTCATCGAAGCCCTGTTGCAACTGCCGGGCGTGCTCTTCTTTCCATTCCGGAGTCCCCGCCTTGGGCGGCGCCAGATACTGCTGACCCCCGACCGTCATCGTCTGTCGCGGTGTCGCCGCTGCGGGAACCGGAGCCGTCGCCATCAGCGATCCGGTCAACCCCGGCACACCGGCCGCCGCAGGGGCCCCTCCGGCCGCGTTATCCGGATCGCCCGTCTCGTCCCCCAACCCCACCGCCGGCGCGGGCTGGACGGCTGCTGGCGGTGCGGCTCCGGCCTGACTGCTCCCCACGGGAGTCCATCCATTCTTCAGGATCGTGTCCGCCTGGGTCAGGTCCTGCGCCTGCTGCGCTCTCCGGTTCGCATCGGCCGCGTAGTCCGCATGCCGTCCCGCCACCGCCTCATCCGCCTGGTTGTGCCGGGTCGTCTCCGCCAGCTGCTGCTGCTGTTGCTCCTGTTGCGCCGCGGCCTGCTGCAAATGAGGAACTTGACTCAGTGCCTGAAAGTACGGCTCCAGAAAACTCAGATCGACCGCCATTTTAGAGTCCCCCTCCGCCCGCCGCGTTCAGCGACGATTGCAGCGATGCCAGTGTCGCCCCCAGCCCTCCGGCCGCCGCCGATCCCGGGCCCACGCTCACCGTCGTCTTCCCCGGCGACGCGAACCCGAACCCCTCCGCCTGGTTCTCGAACTGGCTTTCGACCGTGTTCTCTTCGTTGCCGACCGCCCCCGCCTTCGACACCGCGAGCTGCTGCAACCCCGTCCCCACCGCGCCCGACTTCCCAAACCCCCGAGCAGCCAGTGAGCTCGTCAGGTTGTCCCCCGCGCCCGCGTAAGCGTTATTAATCGTGTTGACGCCCGCCGTGTACTGCGGCGTCTCATTCGGATTGGTCAGCCCCTCCTCGATGTCCGACCCGTATTCGTTCTGAACGTTCGTCTGCTCCGGCGTGTATGTCGGACTCGACACGCTCGTCCCCGTTCTCGCTCCCGGCGTGTTTCCCAGATACCCCGCCAGGCCTGCCAGCCCCGTCATGGACACGATAGAAATCCTCCTTGGTCAGCCCCACGGCGACCATCGCCACCGGCTTCCCGCCTCTAACTGTCTGAGAGCGGAAGTGCCCCTCCACCAGAAACCCCAGCTTCCGGAACATCCCGCGCGCCGCGTGATTGTCCTCGAAAACACTGGTTAAAATCTTCGTCGTCGGCCCCGCAAAAATCAGCTCCAGGACCTGGCGCATCGCCGGCATCGGCGCGCGCCCCCACATGCTGCGCTTGAAATACAAATGCACCGCGCCCGCCATCGGCGACCCTTTGTCGAACGTGATCACCCCGCCCAGCTCGCCGCCCATCCACACGCCCCAGGTCCTCTGCCGATGCACGTTCTCCTCGACGAACGCCATCCACTCGTCCATCGTGCGCGGCCCGAAGTCGTCGATCAGCTTCTCCCGCAGCCCGCCAATCCAAGCCCAAACCTCCGGCCAAGCCCACTCCGGAAACGGCTCGCGCACATTGATGCCAACCGCCGCAGGCGCCCTTTCCCCGTCCGTATACTGGCTACTGGCTACTGGCTCCTGGCTACTCAGAGAATCTCCGGCAGGAGATTCTCGCGAAGATCCCACCCGAACAGGCACACGTGATCCACCGCGAACGGCGTCAAAAAAGGAATCAGCGCTCCCTGCGCGAGCTGCTGCTCGTACAGGAAGGGGCACCCTCCGTTGTCGACCGGAAACAGGTAACGAATCGATTGAAGTGGCCATCCCATTAAACCCGGAAACTCGATCGCCTTCAGCGCCAGGTCTAAGCTCCGTGTGCCGCTTCCAAAATCGAGCGCCTCAATTTTGAAGCGATCGAGATTCGATCCCGCTTTCCCCTTCCACTGGACCGGCAGATTCACGGCGAAATTCAGCCGCCCGCCCAGGTCCTCCCTTCCTATCGGCATGGGATAATTTACGTCGTATGGCCAAAGCAGTTCAGCCTGCGCCGTCGGGTAAAGCGCCTTCACCGCGGCCGCCAGCGAGCTCACGTGTGCGAACAGCAGACCAGCTAGAAAGGCCGCGTCCGTCCCACTGTGAACTGCTGAAGGATCGTCGTTCGGCGTAAGAAAGATGCCGAGCGCCCGCCCCAGCGACGCCACCGCAGACGCCGACGTCGCACTGTCGTAGTACGCCATCCCGCCCTGCAAATTCGTTGCGCTATAGTTCGTGAAGTACCACCACAGATGCTCGCCGAACTGGACCTCCGGAGTTAACCCGGCCGCCGCTTGCAGTCCCGCCATTGTCTGAAAGCAGGCCACCTGATACGCCAGGAACTCCGGAGCGCTCGGCACGCACTGCGTCGAATTCAACACCCCGAATCCCGTCGCCGTTTCCACCGCCGTGCCGTCTCTGTATCGCGCCGCCCACACCGCCGCCGGCGGATTATCCGGCGGATTCACCAGCTCCATCGAGAAGCTGCTCGTGATGCTCAATCCCCGCGAAGCCACCTGCGCAAATAAGTCGGCGTGCCACATCCGCGCCGCGTAATTCACCGGCGGACTCTGCGTCGGGTCGATCACCCAGCTCGGCAGCACTCCCGACGACAGCGAGCCCGTCACCGCGGCCGTCCCCGTCGACGTTGAAGTCAATTCCGTCGATGCGCTAAAAGTGAAATTGTAGGCTGGCGCGGGCGAGCGAGCGGTGATCGTCAGGGTGCTATTCCCGCCTCCGTCCTCGCCCACGGCCGCCCACACTCCGCTGAACGTTTCGTTGATGAAGTACGCCAGGTGCGCCGCGATAATTACGTTTGTGTCGCCCGCGAAAACCGTCTTCCCCACGTTGTTGTTCGGCGCCGCGGTTCCAATGAAAAGGAGGACCTGGTCCCCCGCCACGAACGTCCCGCCGAAGGTGACCGTCACCGATCCGAACACCGCCCCCGCCGCCGTCCGCTGGTTCCACCAGAACACTCCCACGTATTCGTTCAGTGGCCCCGTGAACCCCAGTTGATCGAAGATGTTCATCAGACGTGCCGGTGCCAACTGAAACCCGTGATTGGTGTCGTAGTCGATCGCTGGCGAAGTCGTGGGGACGGCTTCCGGTGGATCCGGCACGTCCGAGAGCACCGCCGCCTCCAGAAAATCAAAATAAAAATTTGAGCCCGCAGCACTCGGGTTCGATCCAGTCAGCGTGATCGTGACGGTATGCTTCCCCGCCGCGATCGCGCTCCCTGCTAGCCGCCTGGTCGCGATGGAGCTGGTCACATTCAAATAGCAGTCGACCGTCACCGCGGCCCCGCCGTCGATCGAGAGCGACGCCTTCCCGCACCCCGGGCCCAGCAGCGTCCCCAGGTACAGGTTGTGCTCCAGCAGGCAAATATATTGGACCGTCACCGAGTCGCCCACATGCGCCGTCGTCTTCGCGAACCCCTGCGACCAGAACCCCACCGCGGAGCTAACCACGCTCCAGCCCGAGCCCGCGAACGTGCAGTAATCGTCCGACTCCTCGATCCGCACCGAGTTCGCCCCCGCGACTTGCAGCAGCCGCGTCCCCTCCGGATCGCTAACCGCCCAGTTCGAAAACACCGCGTCCCACTCCGCACTCGAGTAAGCCGCCCCGTTCGCCAGCTCCGGAGCAAACGTCAGCCACATCTGCCGCACCTGGTCGATCCCCAGCGCCGTGAAATCGAGCGTCACCCTCCACGTCGCCGCGCTCGACCCGCCGGCGAGAGTCAGCACGCTGACATCAGTCGTCAGATTCGAATTCTTGGGCACCGCGTACAGCGTGACCATGTTCCCGTCTTCGCCGCCCCGGCCCGCCAGATAGGGGGTGCTTGTCTGCACCCCCAGGTCATCCGCGACCGACAGTGTCGTCGCACCCGTCGCGGTCACCGTCGATACCGTGGATCCGATCAGGATCGAATCCCCCACCGCCATCCCCGCAAAGTTTTGCCCGCTCGACAGAGCAACCGTTTGCCCGTTGGTCGAAACCTCGCCATACCGCGCATAGGTGATCGTGAGCGCGGCTCCGAACGTGGTCGCCCACAGCGCGGCAATCCCGCCGATCTCCGTCCAGTTCGTAGCATTGATCAGCGCCGCGATCGCCGTGGCCACCTCCGCGGCCGTCTCCCCGCCCACAGCGATAAATTCGAAAGCGATATTCTGGTACCAAACAACCAGTGAATCGAACGCAGCCGCGCCCGGCGTCTCGACGTTCAACGTTCCGGACGCGGCTGCAAAAGAGCCCCCCGCCAACCGCGCGTGATCGAATAGCGTCACCTGCGCGGAGCTTCCGTCCGCGAGCGCCACATCCAGAAACGGCCAGTCAATCGTCGGAAACTTCTGCGAGTCCAGCGGCTGAAGTTTCGTATACGATACGTCGAACGACAGCACCAGCCCGGCCAGCGAAAAATCCGGCAGATATTTAAAACTCGGGTGTTCGAAAAAGCAGTCCGCGTCCCACAGGATCAGCACCGCAAAATCCGCCGCATCCCGAAACACGCCGCTGACCGTGAACCCCTCCGGAGTCGCCGAGTGCATCGCCGCCGCCGCCCCAAACGCGTCGAACCCCTGCAAATAAATGCTGCGATCCGGTTGCAGTTTGTAGATAGCTTCCGGCACCTAAAACGCCTGGCAAGAATCGATCCCGCAGGCCTCCAGCGCCACCCGCATCTTGTCGCGCGCTCTCTTGCAAATCTGCGACACCCGGAACTCATTGACGCCGAGCACCGCGCCGATCTCCTTGTGCGTCATCTCGCGCCAGTAATACAGCTCCATCACCTTCTGGTACCGAGCCGAAAGACACCCCAGCGCCCTCTGCATCGCTCCGCGCAGCTCCTCGCGCCCGCAGACCTCGTCCGCAGGCATGTCGCCCGAGACCGGAGTATGGAACTCCATCCCGTCCTCGGTTTTCACCACGTGCACCAACTGCACCGCACATGCTGGCACCGGCTCGCCCTCAGCTTCCGCCCGGCGAATTGCTCGCCGAGTATCCCGGGAAGCCCAGTCCAGCTTTCGCAAGGCGTCGATGATCGAGCCGCGGATTCGATAGCTGGCGTAGGAACTGAAATGTACGCCCCGTGATGGATCGAACTTCGTGACCGCGTCCATCAGCCCCATGATGCCTTCGTGGACCAAGTCATCCATTTCCACCGGGCACTGAAACCCGCGCGCGATTTTCTCCACCAGCCACAGGTGCTCCAGCACCAGGCGATCGCGCGCCGCGCTCATCTAGGTGCCCCGGTAAACCACCCGCAGCACATCCCCGATCCCCGGCCCCGACCACCCCGTAAACGTCACCACATTCGCCGCCACCGTGTAATCCACGCCCACCGACAAACACAGCCCGTTCCAGAAAATGTCCAGCTCCGGCGCAGTGTTCGGAGCCTGCCCCAGCGTGTACGTCGGAGTCACCGCGGCCACCTGCGTAATCTCCACGATCCGCAGCGGCAAGGTAGCCGCCGCCGGCGGAATCACGCTCAGCACCCCGTTCACCACCTGGAGCGTCGCCGGGTCGATCGCCACAAGTTGCACGTGCCCGGTCGGCAGCATCACGAACACCCGCGACCCCGTCGCCAAGGGCGTCTGCGCGAAGCTCAGCCCCGCCATCGCGAGCATTAACAGCATCTTCATTCTGACTCCTGACTCCTGGCTTCTTCTTTGTCGCGGGTTTGTTTCATGTCGGCTCCAACCGGCCTGTCGCGGGATCTCCCCGCACACCATGCCCCGCTCGATGCGCGAAAGGGCCGCCCAAAGGAAGACAGCCCTCTCGCCCTCCCCACGCCCGCTCCCGAAAGCGCAGAAAGACCGATCTTTCAGCCCGCCGATGCCGGCCTCGACGCTTGGGAGAGTCTCAGCCGGCCCCGACAGGAGATGCAAACGCACCCTCTCATCGGCACCAGCCGCCCACGGTTCGCTACTCTGGAACTGCCATGGATCTCGACCGCCGCAAATTCCTCGCCACGCTCCTCGCGCCGCTAGCCGCGAAAGCTAGTGGGGCGGCGCCATACTCTGCCATGCACGTCGGGATCGACCCCGCAGCCCCGGGCGGAGAATTCTCGGGGATCAGCCTGTTCGCGACCAACGCGCCTCGGAACTGGGATAACCGTCACGTCCACGACCACCTCACCCTCGAAAGCCTCACGGCGGCTCTGAAGGAATTCGCGCGCCAGCGGGACGCCGTCTTCTGCGTGCCTAGCTCACGCCTTGGAGAATTACCGATAAACCGCTCCCTGGAAACGTAGTCCCCACCGAAATCAGGTTCAACGTCACCAGCGCATTCGCCGCGATCGCGCCCGCCCCCGGAATGCTCACCTGCGTCTGCCCCGCCGGAATTGTCAGAGTCGCGTAGGAAACGCCGGCCACCATGAGCTGCGCGCTCACCGCGGCCCCGATCGCCGCCACCTTCAGCAGCGCCACCAACCCCGAAGGAGTCACCGCATTCGCGAACGTCACCAGCGGCGCCGCATTCGATTGCATCCCCAGCGTCCCCGGAACGCTAAACACCACCTGCCCCGCCGAGCTCGTCGTCGATGTGGATCCAGTCGCCGCCGCAGTCTTCGAAGTGACCCCCAGCAGTTGCTCGATCTGCCGCATCCGGTCATTCAAAGGAGGCAGCAGCGCCGCGACCGTAGAAACCGGCGGTAGCGAAAGATCCGTAGATGCGGAAGTGCTAGGCGTGGCTTTTCTCCTGGCTGCTGGCTGCTGGCTACTGGCTACTCTGCTCGACCGGCAGGTCGAGCAGCTTCCATTCTTCGCTCGTCGGATCGATCCCCAAAAACTTCACCCAGTTCCACTGCGCATCCGTCGGCGCCACCGGGAACGGAGCCCACTCCCACTCCGGAGCCGTCGGCGGCACCGGCAGCTCCGCCCACTTGAACTCCGCCGCGGTCGGCTCGATCGGCAACTTCACCGTCTGCGGCAGCGACTCCGAGTCCTCCACCGGAAACGCATGCCACTCCCACTGCGCCGAAGGCTCATTCACCGGCCTGGTCCACACCCTCGCGCCATACAGCCGCCCGCTCGACGCTCCGCCGATCTGAATGTTCACCAGCCGCCCGCGCGTGTTCGCCGGTAGCATCAGCTCCAGCGTCCGCCGAAGCCCAGAGGTGTTGATGGAAGCCGCGTAAGCGGCGCCCATTGTTCCAAGCTGATTCGTCGAGAGCGTCACCAGCAGCGGCCCGTCGCTTTGAATGTCGATCTCCAGCCGTTTGAAAAGTTTGATCCGCTCCGTCCCGAAATCCTGGTCCAGTGCCCGGTACGCATCCGGCACGCCGGCCGCCAGGTACCGCCCGATCACCCGGAAGCTTACGTCCCCTTGGAACAACCGGAAACCAGCCATCGACGACACCACGACCTGCACTAGTCGACCCTGCGTGTCGGCAGCCGGAGCCCCCGGCATTTCGAGCGTGATCCACCGCCTCCCGAACCCCACCGTGCTCACCGTCTGCGTCCATCGCAAAGTCATTGACTCGCCCGGCAGATCGGTGTAGATTTGGACCGTCACCCCCGCATCCGTATCCATCTCGAGTCGAACCTGGTCGATCACCTTATCCCGCGTGACCCCCAGGTCGATCGGGGTGGAACCCCACACCGCCCCGCCCTGCGCTTCGTACGCCTCCACCAGCGTCCCGACCTCGCGATAATTCACCCGGGCCCCGAACACCTTGAACGCATTCGCGCTCGAAATAGTCGCCCGCATCAGCCGCCCGTATCCGTAGCTCGGCTGTGCCAGCGGCATCAGCACTTTCCTCCGCCCCTGCGCACTCGTCGACACCGTCAGCGTGGCCGTCACCGTCGCCTGGTTGCCGAACAGGTCCAGGTAGAGTGTGATGGTCACAGGCCCGTATGTCCACAGCTCGAACTCCAACTCTCGGAACTGTTTTGCTTTCGGACTTCCTAGATCCAACTGTGTTGAATCCCATAGCGCCCCGCCCGCCGCCTCGTCCGCCGTTACATACGCCCCAAACGCCCGCACCTTCAGCCGAGCCCCATAAAGCTTGAACGAATTCGCGCCGCTGATCGTCAGCTCCCACAGCCGCCCCTCCGGGAACAGCGGTAGCGGAAGCATGATCTTTTGCCGCCCCGTCGTCGTGATCGATTGCAGGAATTGCCGCGACATGGCCAGCGTCGGCAGGTCGCTCAGCAACTGCACGATGGCCCCCGTCGTATCGATGTCCACCTCGATTTCCCGCGCCTCTTTCACGTTCGGCGTTCCCAGGTCCATCGCCCGCGAATCCCAGATCGCCCCGGCCGCCGCCTCGTACGCTTCGACGTAAACTCCCACCGGCAAAATCTCGAGCCCCAGGTTGTACAGCTTGAATTGCGACGTCCCCGATAATTGCAGGCGCCAGATCCGCCCCTCGATCGCGCCCGTCGCCGAGAACACCGTCGGCAGCAGCACCTTCACCGTGCGCCACCCGACATTGTTCGTGTTGATCACCGCCGTGAATCGCGGCAGCACCTGGTTGCCCGGCAGGTCCGACATCAGTACGACCGTCACCGGTCCGATCGTGTCGATCTGTAGCTCCAGCTCTCGCGCCTGCTTGATCGGATTCGCGTACAGCGAAATCCCCAGGCTCCGCGGAATGTGGGTCAGTCCGCTCTCGAACGTGTGCTCCTGGGAGTCCCACACAAACCCCGCCGCGGCCTCGTACGCCTCCACCAGCACGCCGATCACGCGCGCCAGCACCTTCGCCCCGTACAACCGGAACGGCCCCGCCGCGGCTTGCAGCAGCAATTGAAAGAGCCTTCCCTCGACCACGCTCAAAAACGGCAACTGAAAATTGCGCTGACCCGCGCTCACCGGAATCGCGTATCGCTCGTTCACCGCCAGCGCGTTCCCCGGCAAATCGCTCGACCAGCTCGCCGTCACCGGACCGCCGGACGTATCGATTTCGATTTGCAGTTCCTTGGTCTGCACCAGCTTCCCGCCGCCCAGATACGCCGGAATCGTCGACACCACCAGCGCCGCCCGCGGCTCGACGTAGTAGTACACGTACACCGAATGCAGGAAAAGCTCGTTCTCCGCGTCGCACGAAATCTTGAGCGAGAAATTCGTGCACCGCCGCCCGGGCAGGTCCGGATCCTCCGGCATCGCGATCTGAAATTTCCCGCGCCCCACCATCGTCAGACTCGAGCTCAGCGTCTCCCCGGCCCTCTGCCCGTTGTCGTAGTGCATGAACACCGTCAGCTCGTCGGAGCCGCCCACGATGTTCATCTGCGCGTCGATCACCACTTCCAGCAGCACCTTGGTGTTGTCCGGCTCATTGCAATCGAGGAACGGCGATTGATACACGTGCGTGATCACCGTCGACCCCGAAAAGTCCATGGTGAAGTCGCCCTGCTGCAATCCCAGGATCACGTTCCCGATGCAGCCCCACATGTCCGGCCCCGCATAGTAGAACTCGTTGAAGCCGTTGTTCGTGCCCGTGGCTTCCGTCCCCAGGTAGAAGCTCGAAGGCGTCACCCGGTGCGAGAACCATTTGTCCGTCACCGTGTTCAGCAGCATCGTCACGCTGTTGCCGCCGTTCGGGAAAAACGCGTTCTGCTCCTGATAGCTCACCATCAGTTGCCCGTTGCCGAATCCCAGCGCCGCGGTCGAATTCCCGTACGGGTAGATCGGAGCGCACGTCGTCTCATCCGTGTCCACGCCCTGCAAAATGAAGAGGCCCTGAAACAGCGGCCGCACATTCTGCCCCACGTCCGCGATCGACGTAAGATCGAACTTCAGCAACTGCCCCGACGTCCCCAGGAAATAATCGGAGTCGCCCGCATTCGCCACCGCCCGCTGGCCCCGCAGTCCCACCGTCGCATGCGCCTGCTGCAAAGTCCCCGTGTCCGGATCGCCGAACAGGATCCACACCGTCCGCTCTTTGTAGATCACCGCGGACCGCGGATGCACCGTCACCCACACGATCTCCTCGCCGTCGTCGCCGACGTCCACCCACTGCGCCGTGTTGTTATCGTCATCGAGCGATCCCGGCCAGTACCCCGGCTGATCCGGCTTCGTCCACCACATCCGGTTGGGATGCTCCGCACTCGAGAACGCGAGCAGCCGCGAAAAGTACGGGCCCACCAGCCCCGACGCCGCCGGCGGAGGATCGAAGTCGAGCTGCATGATGATCCCCTCGGTGGTCGCATCCGCATCGCTCTCATCGAAGGACAAAGGAAACGGATCCGCCTCTCCGGTCGGAAACGCGCCCGGTTGCGTCGCCACCTGGTAGATCGAGCCCAGCGTCCCTCCGATCGCGTACAGGTTGATCCCCACCACCGTCGGATCGGTGCTGTAGGTCACGTTCATGTTGATGAAGTCGCCGCCCGTGTCCGGCGTCGTGATCGGAGCGCTCGGAGGACTGGGCGCGCTCTCGTTCCCGTTGTTGTCGTAATACGTGTAGTAAAACGTGTACGTCCCGCTCGGCGAGAACGTGCTCGGCACGAAACCATTCAGCGTCGGAGCCTGCGTCGGCGCCGCGATCTGCCATTCCGAAAATGTGGTCCCGTCGTCCTTTCCGTTCGCGCCCCGGTTCAGGCACCACATGTACCCGGCCATCGGGACCATGCCGATCTTGTTCCCGTCGAACCCCGTCGCGATCGCCGTCCCCGGCGCCGTCGCCCGAAACAGCGAAGTGTCCGCCCCGAAATAAAACAAACTCCCGCGCTGCGCGATCGAATGCACCCGCGCGCTAGCCGTGAGCTGCGCCACCACGTTCGATCCCCCGCGCGATCGCAGCGACCCCGACTGATCGGCTCTCCAGTTCTGCATCTGGATGCCGTCCTCCGCCGCCACCTTGTCCCCCGGCGTCAACAGCGAAAGCGACCCACCCAACAGCCGCAGCGATTTCTTCTCGTAGCTCATTGCGTGGCTTTTCTCCTGGCTACTGGCTGCTGGCTACGCGCTGTTCGCGTCCGTTCCGGACTGGCTACTTCTCTCTTCACTGCCCTGGCCCCCAGTACGCGCAAGCCACTTCTTCCATCAGTGCCATCATCTGATCGCAGTGCTCCGCCACCTCCGGCATCGCCCGGTCCGATTCTTTCCGCCGCGCCTCACCGACCATCGCGTACGCCAGGTAATCGCCCATCGGACTCGGCACGTCCACCGTGGACCCCGTCGTGATCTCCACCGGAGGGAACTGGTGAAAGATCCACGTCAGCGATTGCCCGCCCAGCACCGGGACTTGGTAGAGAGTGATGAAGCCCGTCCCATCCGCATCCATGCTGAACCGCCCCACACCGCCCACTGTCGTCGCCCAGTTGCCGTCCAGCGCCTCCAGTTCCGCCACCGTAGTCGCCCGCAGCGGCAGAGGAGGCAGCGAGTTCAGCGTCACGTGGATCGTGTCGATGTGCCCCGCCGGCGTTGGATACTGCGACGTCCCCGACACCGTCGTCGTCGATGTGTCGCGCTCGACGAAAACCCCGCACCGGTGCGATAGCCGCTTCACCGCCTCATCGGCCCACTGATACAGCTCCGTGTTCGAAGCCCAGTCCAGGTCAGCCAGCGAAGTCGCCCCCAGCGCCGGCAGAATATCGGCGATCACCGCGTCCGCCGAAACCCCGGCGACGATAGCCCCTTCCGACGTCAATAGAACGGCCAGCAGCACAGGGTTACCTGACCGCCTTCCAGGCGTCCTCGACCCGCCCCCACTGCTTCAAATCGACAATGCCCGAATGCAGCTCCTCCGCGTATTTGTTGTACTCGCCCGCAAACCGATTCATGGAGTCGACATCCCCCGGCCCGCGCCGCGGCTCTCCACCGAAGCAGACCGTAGCGAGCAGCAGAAGTAGGACGGGTCCCCGGCCCGTCCCGCGTTTACGCGTCATAGCCCCAAACAGTGATGTCCCCGGCGACGGAAGCCCCCGTGGTGTACGCCAGACTGTTGCCCGTGGCGCTCAGCGGAATCGGGCGCGCCGGGCAGACCACCACCGACAGAAACGCCGGCGGACTCCCGGAGGCATAGAGCGTCGTCGTGGGTGTGTTCGTGTTGTCGAAGAGCGTGAAGGTCGTGCCGGACGCCGAAAAATAAATCGTGTAGCCCTCGATATACGAGGTCTTCCCACCGGCCGCTGTATGCACCACCGCCGCCGTTTGACTCGGCGAAATCACCAGGTGATTCTTCCAAGTCGTCTGCGTCGCCCCGCCCGTATTCCCCGACGGAGCATTCTGCGTTTGCAGCGGATTCACCTGGCTGAATGCCGTCCCACCGCCTCCGACAATAGCCACCGTCTGCACGCCCGCCGCCGCCACGATCACCGCGGACCCGTTGATCTCCGTCTGATTGAAGCTCCACGGAGCCCCGCCCTGATTCGCGGTCACCGTCCCCGAAACCGGCTGAATCCCGCCCGTCACCTGGACATACAGCGGATCGCCCACCAGCCCCAGCTCATTGCCGGCGCTGTCCCGCAAATTGACGTGCTGCCCGCGGTACGCCGTCATCCGCACCAAAGCAGCTTTGCCCGATCCGACCGCCGTCAGCCCATCGTTGAAGACGCCCTCGATCGGCGTCCCCGGAGTCGTTCCCGCCGTGAAGTTCGTGGTGTCCGCTTGCGAAACCCCTCCGCCCACCTGCCCCAGCACGTTCACATTCAGCGCGTACGATCCGCTGAAATTCGTAAAGCTGTTCGCGTGCGTCCCGTCGCTCAATTGCACGTACCACGCGTTTCCGATCGCCGCCGGCGTCCCCTGATTCACAGTCACCGTTCCGCCGACCGTTGCCGTCCCGGTGATGCTCACCGCACCGGTCACCGTCACCGGATTCGTAATTGTGGCCACCGTGCCGATGTTCCAGCCGCCGCTCTGCGTCACCGCGACCGACCCCGAAACCGTCACCGCCGGCGTCCCGCTGATCGTCACCGCCGGACTGCCCGTAAGCGTGACCGACCCCGAGGTCACCGTCACCGCCGGCGTCCCCGTGATGCTCACCACGCCCGTCACCGTCACTGCCGGCGTCCCGCTGATCGTCACCGCGCCCGCCACCGTCACCGTCCCCTGCACCTGCGAAACGTTCACCAGCAGCCCGTTCACGTCGCCCTGAATCAGCGTCCGCGCGCCCGCCGCGCTATAGGCGAGCTTCACCACTTCCATGTGCGACCCGTCGCCCGAGCACTGATCCGTAGTCAGCAGCGTCCCCGAACCCTGCGTTACTGAAATGTTGTCAGCCATTTTTGCTCCCCTTCATCGACGGCAGATCTGGCCGCACTCCCAAAAACTTCGATCGGTCCAGCCGCCTCAGCTCGAACGGCAAATTGTCATAGCGCGCCGCGATGTTCCGCTGCCGCACGTACTCCGCCTCCCGGTCCGCCTCTGCGAAAAACCGCTTCAGATACGGCAGGGACTTCTGGAATTCCTGCCCGCCCTCTTTCAGCCGCAGCCACGGAATCGCGAAATCGGGCAGCGCCGGATGGTAGTCTTCCGGAATCACCGGCACGTCCGTCGGATTCACCAGCGCCGGCGGAGCCTGCGCGTACGTGATCACCAGCGCCATCCCCGATTGCTGCGGATAGCACACGAAAAAATCGAAGCCCAGCGCCGCGTACCGCTTTGTCGGCGCCACGTTCGCCTGCCATTGCGAGTCCAGCGCATCCAGATCCGCCAGCCGCGCCGGCCTCACTCTCACGCCCGCCAGCGTCGAAACCCGCAGCGGCAGCAGCCAGTCTTCGTAGCTGGTCCGCATGTTGTAGAACGTGGACCCGTCCTCGTCGAACGTGACCGTCGTCTCCAGGCACAGCGTCAGCAATACAAACATCCGCTGCGCCCGATTCAGCGCCGAGAGCACTTCCGGGTACGGATAATAAACCGGCGTGGTCACCGCCGGATCCTCATGCAGCCGCTGCTGGCAGCGGTCCACCATATCCAGAGCCGTCATCGCTCGCGCTCTTCCGGCCTTTGCCTTCTCCTGGCTACTGGCTGCTGGCTACGCGCTGTTTGCGTCCGTTCCGGACTGGCTACTTCTTCCGTCATCGAAGAACTCGTTTCGTCCGATACGCCGACCACTGCTTCGCCATCACCGGCTCTGAGTTCCCCCGCCGCGCCGCGTCCACATTCAACATCACGGCGATCGCCTTCTCGAACTTCGCCTCCATCGCCTCCGCCCCGGTGTAGTCCTTCAGCTTGTGTTTGATGTCCGCCCTGCACCCGCACAGCAGCACGTTGTCCGAAATCCAAGGCAGCGGCGCCGCACCCGTGGTTTGTCCGTCGAACCCCGCCGTCGCCTTCTGGTACCGCAGCGGATAGCCCCGCGAGCTCATCGGCGGAGGCGACAGCTTCAGCGTGTGATACACCGGCGGAGTGTTCTCGTTCGTGTCGGCCGCCATCGCGAACGCAATCGGAATTCCCGGGCTCTCGCGCGGCCACATCGAGTCGATAATCTTTTGCGTGGTCCAATCCGCCAGCGGCTCGCCCGTCACCGGACACACCACCGTCAGCAGAGTCTTGGCCGGCGCCGGCAGCACATATTCGTCCTCGTAAATCCAGAACGTCGCCGTCGCATTCGTATCGTCCTCATAATTGCGATCGAGCGTCGCCGTCGTCGCCGTCACGAAGGTGAAGGTGTACACCGCATTGTCGGTCGTGACCCGGAAGCTCATCCCGTTCATGGCCGACGTGAAGATCGTGCCCGTCCCCACGATCGCGTTGGACCCCTGCGTCACGCTCACCGTGCCGGTGTTATAAGCCGCCGTCGTCTGAATGCTGGTCTCGACCTCCAGCCCCTTCCACGGCCACCGGTCGAGCACGTCGCCATAGCGCGTGTTCAAATACCCGTCCAGCAAATCGGGCGAGAGTTCGCCCGCGTCCTGTTGCAGAAGTAATCGAAGCTGTCCCCAGGTCGACATTCAATTTCCCACGCAGATGAACGAAATAGTGTCCGTGCCTGCGCCCCCGATCGGTCCGAAAACCAGGCTCGTTCCGGAGGAGCTGGCGATCTCGTACTGCACCCCGCTGCCGCTCGTGACATCCGTCGCCGTGCAAAACGGAGCTCCGGAGGCGAACACCGCGGAACCTGAAAGCGCGATCGTCGCCGTATAGCTGGTTGCCGCCTGCGTTCCCGTCACCACGTGCGCTCCGCTGACCGCGCTTCCCCCAGGCGAATACACCGGCAGCGCCGTGATCGCCGTGCAATTCGCTGTCCCGGCCGCCGTGATGCCCGTCGCCACCTGGCCGCCCGAACACTGCGCCGGAGTCGAGGCCAGCGCCGTCGCCAGCGCCGCGGTGCCCCCTGTTGCTAGCTTCGCGTTCAGCGCCGACTGCAAATCCGTCTGACTCGACAGCGTCCCCGTGATCGCGCCCCACACCCCTCCGGCCGACCCGGTCCCTTGCACCCCGAACGGATAATAGGCGGTCATCTGCTGCGCCGTCGCCAGCAGCTCTGAGTAGCTCGATACGAAGGTGATCGTCTGTCCGCTGAGCGTGTAGTCCAGGTTCGGCGTCATCAGCAGCCCGTTGAGATACAGCTCCAGGCTCCCCGGCGCCGGCAGATGCGCCAGCGTGTACACCAGCGTGCTCGTCTGCCCCGGCGTCTCGTTCCCCGAAAAGCTGGAGCCTGGCGAATTCAGCTCCAGCGTGAACTGCGCCTGTGTCGCCCCGCTGACCGCCGCCAGGTTGATCCCGATGATGTCCCCGGCGTTGACGATCAGGGTCGTGAAATCGGAAACCGTGGTGCTGTGAACTTCGGTCCCGCTCGAGATCGACACCCCGCTGGTGCTGATCGAATTGCCGGACGTCGGATTACTGGTTCCCGATGCCGTCTTCCAGACCTTGAAAGTCGCTGTGCCCTGGTCGACGTCGATGTCCCAGCCGGTGATGGTTCCCGCGAACGCGCAGACGATGTACAGCGTAGCCGGCGCAACCAGCGGAGCCCCGCTCTGATAGAACGTAGCCTGCACCGTGGTGCCACTGGAGCCGCCCGATCCACCGCTCCCGCCCGTCCCGCATGGAGCACTGGTCCCGTTCACCAGCACGCAATTCGTGGGCGCTCCCTGTACGGTGCCGATCCGCCCCAGCCCGTCGACAATCGCCGTCCGGTTGGTTGCGAACGTACTCCCCGCCGAAAGAAAAGCCGTTCCCGGCGGAGTAGTCGATCCCGGCACCAGCGCCTGCGATCGCGCAACCGCCGCGCAAATTAGAAGGAGAAGTAGGGCGGGTCCCCGACCCGTCCATCGTGCTTGAGTCGAGTGCCGCACACTACGTCAGCACCTCCGCGCTTAGCGAATACGTGTAGCTCGAGGTGTCCCCCACCGCGATCGACACGTCCCACTGCACCGGAGCCGGCCGGTTCTGGCACTCCTCGATGTTCCCCTGCTTCGCCGTCGACAGCAGCCCCAGGCCCATCTCGTACACATAGCAGCCCGTCGCCACAATCGCAGTGCCGCCCGTCGACAGATTCACCGCCGTGCCCGAAATCAGGTCGTACCCGCGAAGGAGCGGTTGCAGCCCGCCCGTCCCCGATGCCACCGTGATGTTCAAATACAACCGGATCGCCCGCGCCGCATAGTGCTGCTGCTTGGCCGAAGCCACCGTAGCGGTCCGAGCCGCGCTCTCGAGTAATGCGATCTGTACGCTGCAATCCGTCATCGGGTTAGCTCTTCACCACCACGCCATTCGCATTGATCGCCACCGCCGAGCCCAGCACCATCGAGCAGTAAATGGTCTGCACTCCGGAAGCAGTGTTCAGCGCCCACACCGTCACCGTGCAATTGCCGTAAGCCCCGACCGCGGAGCAATTCGCGATAGGAGTCGTGTTCGTGTTGTTGATGTTCGTCTCGATCTCAAACACCGCCGCTAAGGCCGACGGAGTGAACATCAGGTTATAGAGCGTTTGCGTACCCGTGCCGGTAATGCCGATCTGAGAGCAGGGGATGATCCAGACGCCTTGCGTGGACGGGGTCGGAGTTGCCCCATTCGCGAGCGTCTCTTCGGTGTTTCCGCCGCCATAGGCGTAAGGCACCACCGGCAGCGTCGAGCAGTTATCGGAGGTCGGTCCGGTCGGAGCCGTGGTGTTCGCAGTGACCAGTCCGATTTCGAGAGCAGCCAGCGCGAGAAAGACGGGCTCTCCAGTATTGGCCACCAGGGCCAACGCTGCCTGCATCACCGTATTCGTGATCAACGTCGCCGCCGTCCCCTGCGCCGCGTTGGTCGTGAACCCGGTCTTGCCCAGCGTAGCCAGTTGAATGTCCGCGACTCCCGCCAACTGCGCGCCCATTCGATTCGCCAGGTCCGCCACCAGCGTCGGATTCGAGATCGTCAAATCTACCGGCAGGGTTTCCGAGTACGTGTTCCGCGTGGTCGGCGAAACCGTCACGGCCGTCGATCCGAACGTGTACTTGTAGCTCGCCGCCAGGCTCGAATAACCCAGCCCCGATACCGGAGGCACCTGGGGCATCAGGCAAATGCGGCTCAGAAACGCGCTGTTCTTCATCAGCGCCTCGGCCGCCAGCGGAGCCAGCATCGTGCACAACTGCTGCACCATCCCGTTCGACGGCGTCGCCGCCGACACTCCCGGAGGCTTCGAATACTGCACCAGCGGCGCCTGCGGAGCCACCAGCACGCCCTGCCCGTCGAACAGCTTGCTATAGCCGCCGTCCGGGTTCAACATCGTCAGCGGGCCGCTGATCGTCTCGCCGCTGTCCGGCTGCTTAAAATTAGACATGTGCTTTTCCCCCCTCTCCTGACTTCTTCCTGACTCCTGTCTCCTGGGAGCTAGGAACTGGGGACGCCGTAAATTCCGTAGAACCCGTTAAAGCCCACCGCGAACCGCATCCAGCCCATCGTCTCGATCGAGCGCGACCGGAACTCGATGTGATGCTCGGTGTTGAACGCCTCGCGATTGATGAACCGCAGCTCCGTGTTGGCCACGTCGCCTTCGATCATCCACGCCGCCGGATCCGTCAGATAGTCGTACACGAACAACTGATCGAAGCTCGGCATCCCCACGTTCTGCTTGAACGCGTTGATAGCCCGGTTCGCCGTGTCGCTGCGTTCCACGCCCTTCAGCAGCTCCGCGCCCTGGTACGCCAACTGCGGCGGCACGATCAGCTTCTTCGGAGGGATGCGGACCTTCTTCCCCGCGTGGTCGACCGTCAGCCGCATGTCCGATAGCGCCAGGCGAATCGACGTCACCGAAGGCTGCGCAGCCACAGCGGCGCGATTGGTCTGCGTTCCGCCGCTCTTCACCAGCGGATGCGCCGTGCTGAATAGCGTCACGCCGTCCGGACCATTGGTCCCCGTGAACCCGGTGTTGATGACGTTCGCGGCGACGTACTCGCGAGTCTCATGCGCACTCTTTCCGAGCTCGACCGCCATCTTCCGCACGACGCCCCACTTGTCGTCGTCCATGGCGATCCGCGAGACCTTGTAGCCCAGCGAATACTGCGCCGGCTGATAGGTCTGGTTGTAGCCAGGGACGGCCACGTCGAAGAAGCCGTCGGTCGCTTCAGGCGTCACCGCGAACTGCCCGAACCCGCTCAGCTCCGTCGTCTGCTCGATGGACCGCGTCGACGACTCCACCCGGAAAATCTCCGGATACTCATCCGGAAACTGCGCGTAGCGCGCCATGATCACTTCTTTGATCGCCGGCAGCATCGTCTTCAGGTATAGATCCGGTGTACTCTGCCGAATGAAAATCGCCATAAAACTCCCCCTCTTTCGGGGCCCGGTCTTTCTGCCGAGCCCTCCTCGTTTCCTTCAACAACTGGCCGTTGAAGTCCTGGCCAGTCCGCGCCTTAAACTCCGGCGACCTGGTTCTCCAACTGGTGCCGATTGATCTTCACTTCGACAATCGCGTACGCGGCTTCCACGTTCGGAGCCTGCGCCAGCATCCCGTTGATCTTCAAATCCAGCGTGTTCGTGGTCGCGTTGCCCGTGTCCTCGACGTACATCGCCGAGTGCAGCGCACCCGCAGCCGCCGCCGAATTGGCCACATTCGCGTTCCGGCCGCCCTGCACCGCAACCGTGAAAGCGGTCGGGACGTCGTTTCCGAACATCGCCACAAACAGCGCCATCGGATCGTCCATCACCAGGAAATACTGCAACAGCGACGGCTTCCCGCCGTTCAGCACCGCTCCCAAAATCGGAGTCGTTCCCGGAGTCGCCTGGCTGTACGATTCGATGTTCCGCATCGCCGGCGCCGGATAACCGGTGTCCGACACCGAAGAGCTGGCCACCTGCGTCACCAGGTCGTTCTGAAAAATGGTGTGCGAGTCCGACGCCGGCTGCGCGTACTGTTTCACCCGCCCCGGCGATCCCGTCAGCCCCGCCGCCAACGGCCGAAACCCGAACGCCGACGTATTGATATTCACTGCTGCCATTTAAAAATCCCCCCGCCAGTCTTGCGCTGGCTTAATATCTCTGTCCCAAATCCACGCCGCCCGAGGTCGTCAGCACCATCCCGAGCTTCCCGGCTTCGCTCTTCAGCCGCTCCACGCCGTCCCCGAACCGTTGCTCGGACGCCGTCACCAGCTCCTGCGATTCCTTTCGCGCTTTCTCCTTGCGCGCATCCGCGATCCGCGTCGGAATCATGCCCATCCAGTCGAGGCCCACCGTGTACGGATTGCCGTTCCTGTCCAGGCACCGCTCGTAGTTCTCGGTACCGCTCTCCGCCGCGATCACCGGTGTGAAAAACTTGAACGACATCCCATTCGCCGCCGCCCCGTATTCCGCCTTGAAGCGGTTCACGCAGTCCAGCATCGGATTCGACGCCTGCGTGTACTCGCTCTCGTCCAGCGACCATTTCTGATCGATCTGCTTATCGAGATCGTCCGCGTTCATTTCCAAATCGGGAAGCCCAGCCCGTTCCGCGCGCGTCTCTTCTTCGCGTCGGGCCGTTTCCGCCTTCGACAGCCGCGAAGGCAGCACGCCCATCGGGTCCGAATTGCTCTTCGGTTTACTCACGGTAGTTGATCCCCTTTTCCGCTTGGTCCCGCCACTGTTTCTCCGTGATGCCCATGCCTTCGCACACCCGCGCGATCAGCGCTTTGTCCTCGGCCGTCTCCGTGGGACGCCGTTCGGAAGCGGCCGCTCTCCGTCCGCCGGATCCGCCGGCCGCGGCGCCGCGTGCGATCCGCTCCGCCTCGGTCTCTTCCTCGCCGGCATCTTCCGCAGCCTTGGCTTCGGCCGCGCGCTGCGCCTTGGGCTTCATCTTGCCTTCGTCCACCAGGTGCAGGTACGCGCGCTCCGCAGCGATCTCCGTCGCGTTCACTCCCGTGATGCCCTGCGTCTTCAGCGCCGCCACGTTCTTCGTGGTGAGCTTGAAGAATTCCGACTCTTTGTCTTTCAGCTCCGGAAACCGTTCCACCGCCGTGCCTTCGCGCGAAATGCGATCCACTTCGCCCGCGATCAGGTTCTGCACATCGGACCGGCTGACGACGTCGCCGCTCTTTTTCAGAACGTCGATCAGCCCGGCCTTGCCCTTGGTGCCGATCACGTCGAGCAGATCGACCTCGTCCGCCGCTTCCGCCGGCTTGGCAGCCTCCGGCTTCGCGGTAGCCTTCCCGTGCCAGAACTGAATCGCGGTGTCTTTCTCACCAATCGACGTCTTCGCGTCGGCTAGCTCTTTGGCGGTTTTCGCGCTTGCGGCTTTGGTGTCGGCGAGTTCTTTCTGCAAAGCAGCAACATCAATCCCGCCGCCAGCAGCAGCACCAGCTCCGCCGCCTTCACCACCACCACCCGCTTCTTCCCGCAGAGACGCAAATCGATCGAGGAAATTTTTCATAAGTTTTGCTGGAATCCAAACGGAGTGCCCTTGTACAAATCCCGTCGGGAGCGGACGTAAACGTCACAGCACCGCCGGCAAAGCACCTGATAGATCCCGTCGCGAGGAACGACGTACAACCTAACATCGGCATCGGCCGCCGCGCGTTCCAATACCGAAAACGACAGCCCGCACTCCTGGCACCCCGGCGGAATCTTCCCGGCCAGCAGATCCAGCGCGTGCATGTGCCACTCCAGGCACCGCGCGCACATCCCCATCGGCAGCATCTCCTCCGGAGGCCTCTGCTTCGAGCAATACCGGCACCGCGGCCAAAAGCGTAGGATCGCCGGCGACACCTACTCCAGTTCCGGCCAGTGCCACGTACGCGGCTGCATTTCGGCGCCGTATGCGATGGCCCCAAGGTTGAGCGCCGCCGACCATTCCCCGCGATACGTCCTGTGTGGCAACACGTGTAGATCCGCCGACTGCGTTCCCGGGCCCAGCGGAATACGCGTCACGATCGCCGCCAGGTGCACACCATCGTCCGTAACGTAATGCACGCTCCGCGCGATCGACGGCCTCTGTACCGGCGCCTCGCCGCTGGACTCGGACAACGTTTTTTCTTTCGGCATGCTCTACCCCTTTCTCTTCTTTCCGCCACTGGCTACTGGCTGCTGGCTACGCGCTGTTTGCGTCCGTTCCGGACTGGCCGCTGGCTCCGCCGGCCTCAAATTGAACGCCCGCGCCAGCGCCAGCGCCACCTCGTCGTGAAACATCTCCGCCCCCGTGGTCGTGTGAATCAAAATCGTCCGATGGCTTTCGAGCGCGCTCGTGTCGATCTTCAGGACGTGATCCAGCGGAATCGACTTCCCCTGCGCCGTGATCAGCACCGGCCACGGATTCTTCGTCTGCTGTTCAACCTGCTGCATCGGTTTTTCTCCCCCTGATTTCCCGCTCGATCGCGTCCGGCAATTCCAGCACGAACTTCAGCGCCGCCGCTTCCCCCTGCGCCACGCGAATCTCTTCGAAGCCGTTCGCCTGATCCAGGCATCTGCGCTGCGCAACCGCGAGCCGCTCGCGCACCCGATGCTCGTACATGATCCAAACGTCCGTCTCCCGAATCCGTTGGAGCCGGTCGATGTCCAGCCGGTCGGCCCTCATTCTGACTCCTGACTCCTGACTGCTGGCTTCTTCTTCACTTCGCCGTGCCCGTCATCCGCGTCGGCGCCGCCACCATCGTCAGCGTCACCGGAATGATGGTCACGACAATCGGTTCCCCGGTGATGTCCGACGCCACCACGCCCGTCAGCGAGATCACCAGCGGCCCTGCCGCCGTAGGAGCCACCGTCAGCGGAATCGTCATCAGCACGCCCGACGCAAATGGATTGTCGTTCGGCGTCGCATCCACCGCCCCGGTATCGATGCAGATCACCGGCCCGCACTGGACCGCCGCCGGCACCGCCGTCGAAGCCGCGCCCAGCGTCGGCGTCCCCGCCGTCACGCCAGTCCCCGAAACCACCCACTGCAAGCCGCCCATGTCGGCCGTAGGAAACAAATCCGCGAACGTGAGCGTCAGCGTAACCGCGCCGCCGCTCTGGAACATCGAAGACGACGAGAGCGAAAGCGTCACACTCTGCCCCGCCGCGGCCACCGCCATCAGCATCAGCAACGCCAGCTTGACCAGTGGGGACGGGTCCCCGACCCGTCCTGCCGCGCAATGCCGGCACAAGCTCACCTTCCCCGCGATCCGCCGCCCACACAAGCAAACCTTATACGCAGGATTCTTTGACACCGCACCCATGCGATCTTCGAGCGCCCCCCTGATGTAGTGCTTCACTGCCCCAAACTCCCGCCCGGCGGCTCCGCCATCGGCAACGGCGGAGGCATCCCGCCAGACGCAGGCAACACCGGAGTGCCGCCTCCAGGCGCGCCTCCTGGCTGCAAGCCCTTGGCCTGCTGCGAAGCAGCAATGCGCTGCCCGATCTGCTCCACCACCGCCTGCACCACCTTTTTCTGCTGGAGCTGATCCATCTGCTGGATGTAGTGCGCCCCCAGCTTCTTGTACGTGTCGGTGTGCTGCTGGCCCTCTTTCTCCAGGCTCTGTAAATCCTTCATGTGCCGCAGCAGATGCAGCTCGTCGTTATCCATCGGGTTCACGTGCACGTCGTCGCCGTGCAGCAGCATCGAAAACTCTTCTTTCGGATTGATGGGCAGGTCGTCGTTCGGAGGCTCTGGCACCAGTTGCTCGAACTCCGGATCTCCCAGCGCCTCATGCGCGTCCCGCGTCACATGCCACAGCGCTGAAGGATTGCCCATGATCAGCGGATTCTGTAAATCCAACTGATACCGCGCCAGCACCTTCTCCTTGTCCGCCTCGCGCGAATACACGTTCGTCGCAAACGTCAGCGAAAAATCGTAGCGCCCGTCGCGGTCCTGCTTCTCCAGCATGGAGCCGCCGTCGTTCACCGGAAACAGCCCGCCGGCGTCGTCTTCCGTCACCCGGAAAAACGTCTGCTTCGGCGAAAACATGTACTCCAGGATCCAAAAGTGATTCAGCATCGCCGACATGTCGTCGCGCAGCGCGAGCGTCACCAGCGCCTGGCGCACCGACGATTCCGCCGCGATCATCTGCGCCTGGCCCAGCGTCCGCGGCTGATTCGGCCGATCGTTTTGCCGGCCCAGCGTGTTATCGGTCAACGCTCCCAGCCGCTCTCCGTACGCCAGCAGCGCCTGTTCCCGCTTCTCGAAGAATTCCAGGTTCGACGCGAGCTGGATCACCCGCACCCGGTCCGGATTCGCGCACCGGATCAGCATGTTCGGCGAGATCTCCACCTGCTCTTTGTCCAGGTCCGGACTCTCGCCCGGCGGCGCCACGATCAGCGGGCCCGCCGCCTTCTCGCCCGCCGACGTCCCCAGGTTGTAGTTCTGCCGCAGCTCGTCTTCGATGTCGATCAGCATCTTCGGCAGGCCCGCGCACCAGTACGACCCGTCGTTGATGAACGCCCCCTCCACAAACGGCCGCCGGTACGACATCTCCGGATACAGCTTCGCCAGATCCTGGCACCCCACCGGCAAGCTCAGATCGACGACGTAGCGGACCACCAGGTCGCTCTGCATCTTCTCGCGCTTCGTCAGATCGTTCTCGTCGCCGTCGTCTTCCGGATCGAGCAGCATTCTCCACTTGCCGTACCACTCGAGCACCAGCAGCGAAGGCATCGCCGACAGCGGAGCCTCCATCGGCACCGCCTGCGCCTGATCCGCTTCGAGCTTCGTCTCGTCCCCTTGCGGCTCGCGTTGCCGGCGCGTCGGGTTCACGATCTGGTCCCAATGCTCGTCGACCACGTCTTTGATGTAAATCTGCTTCTCGACGCCAGCCAGGAAATCGTCGGGCGTCGCCCGGTATTTGCGGATCACGAAGCTGAAGCCGTGGATCGTCTCCACTTCCTCCGCCGGCACGATCAGATCGTCGGGCCACAGCGGAATGAAATCCGGCCCCTCGTAATCGACGACCTCTTTCTTCCCGACTTTGTAAGTCCGCCGCAGCCAGGGACAGTAGGCGAACGCCCGCCCGTACTTCACGCGCCGCCCCACAAATTCCAGCAGCCTCTTGGTGATCTTCATCGACTTGAACACGCGCCAGGTCATGTACAGCCCGACCTTCTTCACGCGCTTGTAGTCGCTCGCCCCCACCGGCTCCGCCACGATCTCCGCATCGTCGCCGAACAGCGCGTCCGCGTCTTTCGAAGTCTGCCCCAGCACGTTCCAGCGAATGTACGGCACCGGCAGATTGGACTCGCTCTCCTGCCCGGCCTGCGGAACGTCCGGCGTCCCCTGCCACCGCCGCTCATACTCCGCCCACCGCACCATGCGATGGTTGTGGTCCGCCAGCGCATTACGATAATCGGTGAGGACCCGCGTCCCCAACCGGTCCAGCTCCGTCGCGCTCAGATCGAGCTGCGGAGGTTCGGCCTTTGATCGTCGTGCCATTTAGATGAATTGGAAAATCGCCATCAGCGCCGCCCCGCAAACGAACCCCGCGATCGCAACCAAGAGAGCCGGCTGATGCGCCGCCCACGAGATGAATTTCATCCGACCTTTTCCCCTCCCAGCGGCTTAATGTGCTGGTGAAAATACGACCCCACCGAAGGCGCGTGAATGAACTCCTGGTGCTGCGCCGCCGTCGCCGGATACTCGTGAACGGCCCCCGAGTGAAACTCCACCTGCAATGTGTTCGTCTTCGGATCGTGCCCGACGCTCTTGATGTTCGAGCTCCGCACCGGCTTCCGTTGAATGTTCACGACAGCCCCATCTTTATCCGCATCTCGAACCGCTCCCCGATGTCCCAAACCGCCATGAAGTAGCTGCGCGCGCAGCGCACGTGACACACCGGATACCCAGCAGCGCGAAACCGCCAATTCATGAGCCGACCTGTGTCAGCGACCGCAACCCCACCCGCTCCGCATTCGCGCACAGCTTGTACTTCTTCCCCGCCGCCTTCTTCAGCACGCCCACCGGCACCGTAGCGAGCTTCATGAACTTCGCCATCCCCAGCACCGCCAGCGCCTTGTCTACGAACACCGTGGTCTTCAGCGCCCGGGCACTGATCGCGTAAGCCGCCTTGTCCCCCTGCGCCACAAACGAAGCCGAGGCCCCCGCCTTGTCGTACCAGCCGAGAATCTTCGCGCGCAGCGCCGCGGCCTTCTGTTGGGCCTCCATGATCTGCTTGCCGCACTGAGCTTGAGCTACCGCGATTCCCGCCTCTAGCCGCGCCAGCTCGTCGACCATCGCGCGATCGCCGGCTGTCTTTGGACCTGGAGTTTTCTTCATCCCCCGGCCCTCATCACCCACGTCGCCGCATCTTCAACGGGAGGCCTCAACGGCCCGCGCTTCTTCTGGCTGCTGGCTACAGGCTGCTGGCTGCTTCCGTGAATCTTCGAAGGTCCGTGGAAATACTCGTCCAACGGATAGAGCGCGTACGGCTCCAGCTCGCGAAACACCCGCCCCAGCTTTTGCTGGATCCGGTACACCGCGTGAAAGAACGTCCCGCGATCGATCCTCAGTTGCCGTGCGCACAGCTTCCAGTCCGCGCCCAGCAGAAAGTGATACCGGAACAGCCGGCCCTCGAACTCGCTCAGCACCCGCTTCGACACCAGCGTGAAATCTGCGATGTACTCTTCGTCTTTGCGCCCGACCAGAGGCCGCCGGCAATGCCCGCTGTGGAGCGAAACCCTGCTCAAGTAGCGTTCCTGCCCCACCAATCCGACGAACCTCGCGTAACAAATTCTGAAGAT